ATATACATGGTGCAGGTTAATTGAAATTTAGATCCTGGCATGTCTCTTTCTGAAATAATAAAGTCTGTGTGGTATTGCATGGTCATCTTATTGTCAAGTACGTCAACTTGATCTATATACTTTGAAAAAGAGCATCCGCTAAAATGCCAATTAGGCTTTAATTCAATGTCATGTCTTTTAATATAGTCAAGCAATACTGCATCATAGGCAGCTTGAATTTGATCAACAAAATCTTTTTCTTCTATAAACATTGGGTCAGATTTTTGATTTTCATCTACCTCTAATGAATTTTTTGCTTGAGAGTAAGTACCAAAATGTGCCCAAGGGTCCCATGTCTTTAGAAGATGCTTACCTTCAGAAGTCTGTTCTGATTTTTTCATTGTCTCATACAGAGCCTGTGGGTCCTTTAAAACATTTCTGTAAACATCTACCTTTGGATATAGCTCTACGTATTCTAAATTTGTCATGGCTGTCTTTCTCCTGTATGTTTCATTATCGTCCAAAAAAATGGCGAAGTAAATCTATTTCCTGCTGTGACTGGCCTTACACCGTGTGTGTAATACATATCTCCTGGGAAGAAATATGCTGCACCTGCCTTTGGTTTAAACTCAATTCCGTGTTGTGGAAAATATAACTCCCCGCCCTCATAGTCATCATTAAAATAAAATAGTCCAGCTAGGTCGTACCAAGGAAAATCATTTGGCCTTCCTTTTTCTATTCCAGTATGAAACTCTTTATCTGCGTGTGGCTCTTGTCTTGCACCAACAGGCCATCTTACAATTGCGGGGCCAGTTTCTTGTGCATCTACACTAAAAAATTTATCTACTTCAATTTTTAATCTTGCGATCATTGAATTAATCAACTCTAATATTGTTGGGTCTGACTCCATCAAAGAGTTGTATGTACATACTCGATCTTTCCATATGTTTGCATCATATAGCACAAGGCCATCCTCATCTACATGGGTTTCAGTCTGATCCCAAACTTTATTATTTAAAGCAAAGTTTATAAGCCTTTGTCTTTCTTCTTCTGTTAAAAAGTTTTCTAGCTCTATAATATTGTCTGAGGATGAACCAAAAAATCCAGATGGCGTAATTGATTTAGGTGCATGAAGCTGGATGTCTTTATTTGCTATTTTCATAAATTCTCTTTCCGTTAATGCTACAAGATAATTTTACCATGTTATTGATCTTTGCCCTCAATGACTTTTAACCTTATTGCCTTTACCTGATGTTTTCCCAAAGATCTTCCAAGATGGTCTGTGGCATTTCGATAGAAGTTGGTCCATTTTCCAACCCCGTTAGATTCTGCACCAGCCTTATTATATTCACTGGCATCAAATGTTCTTTCTGGCATCTGTGAAGAATCTAAAAACTCTATTTCTGAATCCTGGAGTTCCTCTAAATTTATTGGCAATATGGAAAATATTGGAGTGTTTGCCTTTATTGTTATTTCTACGTTGGGCCTAGTAACTCTTATTGCACATGAAAGATCTCCATTATAAAAAGAAGAACTCATTATGGTTGTAAATGGCTCATATCCGTCTACAAAATTATTGGGGACTGGCATCGTCAGAAGGCTGTGATTTTCATCTGTCTTAAATGTTATACCAGTGCTAAAGCTTACTGTTGCATTTGATCTTTCAGCGTAAGCATACTTTTCACCAGCTAATATTTTTACATGGTCTGGCGTTGAATCAGATATGCCGTCCCATATAAAAGTTATATCTTCTGGGAATGACATTGCCCACCCCATCTGATTTGTAAGGCTTACTGGAAAACACTTGTATGCGTGTGCTTCCCATGTCTCATCCATCCAGTCTCTTTTTACGGACAATGGGAGAATTGTGGCCGAAAGATCTTTTGTCTTATAAGCTTTTAGTTTTACCATCGTTTAATCTTTTTTCTACAAGTGCACGATATTCATCATTGTGTGTATTGTCGTTATAGTCTAGCATTGTAACTATAGAATACTTTGTGCCGTTTTCTACTGGCATTGCAACATGAGAATAGATATAGGTAGATGGGAATATATATAAATCTCCAGCCTTTGGCTTAATCTTTAGATCTAATTTTGGGAACCATAGCTCTCCGCCTACATAATCATCATTTGGGTACGCAACTAAAGATACTGTTGCTGTGTAGGAAAATCCGTGGTCCGCATGCTCTTGAAAATGTTGACCTGGGCCATAAGAAATAAAATTCATTACTTCCCAGAAATCCATTCTTACGCTATGGAATGAGCAGTAGTCTTCTGCCGCTGGGCCTTGAGCATCTTTTGCATCTTGCCAAATTTGATTTATTTCTCTATCAAAATCATTTCTTATTACTGGCACTGGGCCTATCTTTACATCTTGACAATCTCTATAGCTTGGCCTTGTTTCATCGTAGCCTACAGTTGCGCCTCTCCAGTTATACTGGCCATTACTTTCATTTACAACTGAAACAAGTCTTTCCATTAAATTTAGATCTGGCTTTACTACGTCTCGATATACCCATAACCCAGGGAATAGTATTTCTTTGCTTGACCAAGTTGGATTCATTTTTCTCTTTCTCTCATATATAGTTTATCATATCATTTGGTAATATGTCAATAATTAAATGTACTCTTTCATTGTCGGTTGGGTTGTTTGCACCGTGTTTCATTTGGTTATTTATTTCATACCATACCGACTCTTTCATATTTATGGTTGTATCCATAACCGTAAACGTGACTTCTTCCGAAGTTATAACTGGGATATGGACCCTTCTTGAATAATGAAGTAGTGGTCCTCCATCAATATGCATTCTTATATTTGTATGTGGCTTAAGGCTTACAACCTCACACCTTATAACTTTTCCAGAATAAAACTCTTCTAGCTTTTTAAATATATTATTAATTTCTACATTTGAATCTGATTTATTAAAGTCGTTATACTTTTTTATTTCAACTTCAGATCCAGGCTTCCATCCAAGTTCATCTGTCAAGATTATTGGGAACATTTTTGTATCCTTGTGTGTATAGAAAGACTCTTGCCTTTTTGTGTAAATATCCCATTCTGATGAGTATTCAGATAGCTCTTCTTTTATCGAATTTATTTTAAATTCGCCAAGGGTTAATATTGACCACTTGCTATCTTTTTTGAGTCTGACGTACATACTCGTATACTTCCATGTCTAGCCTATTAAGGTCTTCTATTCTAGAAATTTGAGATTTAGTTAGAGATATCCCTACATCTTGTGATTGATTTGCTTTATCGTCATGCTTAAATGTAGTAAATCCAAAATTTTTATTTAATGATTTATTAAAATCAGATTTAAATCTAATATGGTTGTCCATTGTATAGCAGTTAATCTTATCTATGTTTCTTTTAATTACATTTATATCTTTTGAGTAGTTTTCTATAAACCAGCCATTCCTTGAGCTATGTATATATCTGGCTGGATCTAGGTTGAACTTATCTACATTCATTCTGCCGCTTAAAAATTTAGACTGTATGTTGGACTGAAGTTCTGATTGATTTTCGTATAATAGATGATTAAGCTTTTCTTCCGCCGTTCCATTTCTTTCAGTTATTTTTGACGTATATTTAAAATCGCTTATAAATCTTTCTACTGGGTCCCTTAGTATGCAGAACACATCAACATCCGTCATATAATCAATTGGCATTAGTCCAAAATGACCAATAACAAATTTACTATTTTTTATTTGCTCTAAATCTATTTTTGATCTATTAGATGCAAAATGCTCAACCCCACCTGTTATCAGGTGGGGAAGAACATTATTTTTAATATATGTTCCTGATGTCCTAGGGACATGCAGGTGGTACATAGACATTAGAAAGCTTTCAAGTTGTGTACTACGACGTTTCCTGCTATTAGTATGTCATGTGGTGCCGCATCAAACTGATACACGGTTCTTGTTTCGTCGATTGTATTAATACTTTCAACGTTAACTTCAGCAAATGTATTGCTAATTGGATCATGTTGTACTATTACGTCTCCAATTTCAAGCATTCCTGTTGTCTTAAAGAAGTATTTATTGCTATTCTTTACAAGAACTGTCTGCTCTAGCGAGAATCTTTGTCCGCTATTTCCATTAATTGTTAAAGTAACATCTTTCTTTGATGGAGTTATAGCTACAATTTCTGTATGAACTATTTCTAGATTAGATAATTTATCATCTGACCATGCTAATGGATCTCCATTAACTTCTGAAAATAGTCCGTCCCAAGTTGCTGACCAGACTTTATCTCCAATAACGATGTCGCTTGCCTTTTTATAAGCAACTTCTCCATTATTAAATACAGAGATTAAAGTATCTTGATCAATACAGTAGAACCCTGGTGGGGCAAAGAACCCTGGTGGGGCAAAGAACCCTGGTGGGGCGAAGAACCCTGGTGGGGCGAAGAACCCTGGTGGGGCGAAGAATGATGGTGGTGCAAAGAACCCTGGTGGGGCGAAAAACCCTGGTGGGGCGAAAAATGCTGGTGGGGCGAAGAACCCTGGTGGGGCGAAGAATGCTGGCGGGAAGAACGGTGCCAATGTTGTAACAGAATTTGATGATGCTGAATATGAAGAGTCTCCGTTAGCATTTGTAGCAAGAACTTGATATGACTGTGCAGTGTTTGCTGTTTCTGATACAGTGTGGCTTACTCCAGCTATTGAAGCTATTGGGCCATCGCTTGACTTAAGTTTGTATCCAGTTATTGCTTTTCCTCCATCAGCTGGCGCAGCCCAGGTAACATAGTCTTGGTTAATCTGTGCTGTAGCTGTTGGTGCTCCTGGGGTAGCAGGAACGGTTGTTGTGGTAACTGAGGCTGAAGCTGTTGATGGCTGGGAATCTCCAAATGCATTTTTTGCAACAACTGTATAGGTGTAAGGTGTATTAGAAAGAAGACCAGTGACTGTAATAGGAGAAGAAGTTCCTGTTCCAGTCCGACCTCCTGGGCTAGCTGTTACAACATACTCTGTTGCTGCGTATGGCCCATCTGGTGTAAACGATACTGTTGCTGCTCCATCATTAAATGGACGGTTGGTTCCAACATCTGTTGCGCTTACATTGATTGGCGCAAAGGGCATCAGGAAGTCATTCGAGCCCTGACTCATTCTACCTGCTTGCTTTGACATATTTAATCTCCCTTATTTCTTTAATTTTTATTATGCTGACAAGTCTCCGAAGACTAGCCATCCTGATGCAGTCTTCAGTGCTGTTGCTACTGAGTTAGTTGTTCTAAACTTAAGTCCTGGTGTTCCCACGACTCCGTTAGTTGATTCAAACCGTGCTCCTGTAGATGATTCCTGGTAGAAGTCAATTGACTGACCAGTTGAGTATCCTGTTGCTGGAAGAGTAATTACTACTGCTCCTGCTAGTGGGACAAACTTGTCTTGCTCGCCTGCTGCTAGTGTTCTTGCTCCTGCTGCTAGAGTAGTTGAAATTGTAGTGACAGAAGGAACGCCAACCTTTGTCTGTGTGCCGTCTGTAAATGCTACTCCTGCTGCTGCAACTGTTACTGTACCAGTAAATGTTGGTGAAGCAAGTGGAGCATATCCTGAAATGCTTGCTCCTGCTGGGATTGTAACTGTTCCTGTAAATGTTGGTGAATCAAGTCCTGCGATTACAGAATAGTTTGTTCCATCAGTTGTAATTTCCCACTTATCAGTAGATTCGTTCCAACGTATTTGAACATCAGAAGAGTCTCCACGCTTAATCTTTATTCCTGCATTCTCTGTTGGAGTACCAGTAGTAAAGTTGCTGTTTAGGTCGATAATATTATCAGCCAATGAGATTGTTTCGCTGTTTACAGTCGTAGTTGTTCCGCTTACTGTTAGGTTTCCACCAACAACAAGGTTTCCGTTTACTTCTGCATTATCATTAAGATAAACTTTTCCTGTACCGTTTCCAGATAGAGATAAGTCTGTATTTAAAGTGTTGCTTGATACAGAATCAGACTTGATTCCGTTACTAAATGCAATTCCGTTTCCATCATTGCTTGAGAAGTTGGCTCCTGCTTCAACGACTAGAGGCCCTTTAATATTAACAGAACCAGCACCTGTTGGATCTAGTTCAATGTTACCACTTCCGCTTGTTCTTAATGCCAAGTTTTCATTAGCATCTGCAGTAATAACAACGTCACCTGCATCAGTTTGAAGAACCTTTTGTCCGTTAACGTACAAGGATCCTGGACCAACATAAATGTCTCTCCACATCTTTTCAGGAGAGCCTAAGTCAAATGCAATATCTGTTGCTGGAATTATGCTTCCACCTGCAGTAACTGCTGGAAGAACTACTGTTCCTGTGAATGTTGGAGAAGCTTTTGGAGCCTTTAGATCAAGGGCTGTATTAACATCTGCTGTTAAAGCTAGCGCTGATGTATCTGCAATTCCATGAATATTTGTTGTATCTGCTTCGTGTGCTGTAAGTGAGGCAGATGAAGCTTTTGTATTTAC